CACTGTCTTTGATGCTTCGAGGCTGCCGTATGATCCGATCGTATAGCTTCCGCCTGACGGCATGACTTCAAGATATGTCTTGTTCGGAAAGAAGCATATCTTCGTATTGATCGCCACCATCCTTGACGATGATGTCAGTCCTGTCACTGTCGCTATCTTGCTTCCGTCATAATAGAAGTTCACGGCATCGTTATCGTCCTGTGCGATCATCGCTATCCGATCATGTTTCGATATCACCTGCAAAGGCTTGACCACATGCTCAGGCAGATCGTAAGTTCCTCTCAGCTTGCGAGGACACATGAGCGGATAATCATCCAAAGTCAGATTGAGCATGTCGGCCATCTCGCCTTCGCCCTTCTGATTCCGTCTGTTCAGGCCCTGAAACTCGATGATCCGCTCTTCCGCAGGAGAGAGAACACTGTTTATCAATTTCGACCTTTTATATCCTGGTGATACTAAATTCGCCATAGTACATCACCGCCCTTTAGTACATCGTGTGGACGAATCTGCGAGGGATCTTCGTCTCCGCTGCCATGCTCTCTCTGACTACCCAATCTGCAAAGTCTCGGAAGTCAACGGAGTGCTGTTCTGCGTTAAGCTGATAGCTTGGATATTCCTCGTTAGCGTAGTCGATCATCGCTTTGACATAGGAGACATACAGCCTGTCATACGGAGCAGGAGCGAGCATCTCGACCGCCATGTCGGATATCGTGTAGTTAGGCTTTTCTGTTTTAAGTTCTTCCGCCACATCCGCCTCTATCTCGTTGATGAAGGAAAGGATCTTCTCGTCCTCAAACGTGTTAGGCTTCTCTTCCTGCACCTTGTTTATCAATTTCTGTATGGTCATGTTCGTTCTCCTTTAAATGAATTGTGGCGAGGACCTGACATAGATCCTCGCCCTTCTGACCTACAGGTCTGTTCTCTGACTCTTCAGTCTCTCTCTGTTCTCCATCGCTGTGATCATCTGCTGATTGGAGTTTTCCAAGACTTCAGCGACTTGAGGCGATACTTTCACCTGTCTGCCTTTCTTGATCTTGGTGATCTCTCCGTTCACGATGACGGTTACTTCCGGATCCTGTCCTTCAACGAATGGGATCATGACTGATACCCTGTCTTCGTCTTTGACTTTCGGATTGACTTTGTCAGTTTTCTTTGCTGCCATGTTTTACTCCTTTCAGGTAAGGAGCCTGGTATTAGTTAGCTTCGGCATTCGCTCCGAATGTAGCTGCTGACTCGATCCTTACCATGTAAGACTGTTCGAGTATGCATGCTGTCTTGGTCAGTTTCCAACCGACTGTTGCTCTCTGATTGAGAGGATCTGCCGTACCGCCACTACCAAGCTGCTTAACGATAGTTTGGATTCCACCGCCTTCGAGAAGTGTAGTGCCGTAAGCATTCTCAGCGAGTACAAGAGTCGCATAGATCGGAAGGCTTGACGGCTTCCAAATCTTAGCCATCGTTGACTCAACGAATCTTACTCCGTACATCTTGCCGATCTCGCCATTGAAGATCTTCTGAGAACCTGCGTAGTGATTCGCATCGATCCACTCGGAATCGTTCATCAGATCGTAAGCGATGTCAGGATGTACGATAGCAACGTAATTGCCGTTTATGGTCTTCGCATTGACTCTCTTCAGGAGTCTGACAGCCTTCTTGATATCCTCGATGGTGATGATATCGCTGTCTGACAGAGGAACGAGTCCGCCTTCTGAAGATGTTCTCGATGTAGCAGAGCCTGCGTACATTACGTTAGTTCCGGCAGCGAGGATGTCTCTTGTCACCTTGTCCGCCACCTGTCCTGCCTGCGATGCGATCAGCTTCATGACTTCCTGCATCTGAGGATCGTATCCGGTCAGATTCAGCAGATCGGAGATCGTCACATATCCACCGTACTGAACTACTGTAGCCGTGATGGCAGTCACACCATAGTTCTGACCGTTCGGAGTGATGCCCTCGACAAGAGTCCTGTCGCTTGGTACGGCAGGCAGAGCATTGAATTTTCTGAACTCGATGGTCTTGCCGTTTCCGCCTGGGATCGGTCTCTTCTGACCGAACTGATCATGGACAAGTTCCGGCTCTGCGAGACGGATAAGATTCTTGTCGTAGAATGTCTTCATTTCTGCCGACAGATCCTGAAGCTGAGTATATGTACCCTCGTCTGTAGCAGGATCCGCACTGTAGTGCTGTCCTGTGTAGTTCGGATTCAGAGGAGTATATCTCTGCTGCGGAGATGTCGTTGCAAAGAGATGGAAATCCATTTCAAAAGTATTCATTTGTCTTTCTCCCTTCTATCTGTATTGACTCAGACGAGGGAGATATAGCTTAGAAGGAGATCGTCTCTCCTCTTGCTACCCTTCTGTTGATCTCGTCCAAGTCATCGTCTGATAACGTAGAAGGATCTGTCTTGCGCTGTATAGCCGGAGCATGACTCAAGGCTCCCTCGACAGGCCGTGATGCTCTCTGCTTGATCTGATTGACCACATTCGCTGTCGCTTTTGTCGAGGCATATGCGCTGTTGCCGTTCAGGATCTCGTCAGCATGCACTGAGAAGAACGCTGTCCGCACATCCACTCCGTTATCGAGAAGATTCGCAAACGTATCGCTGTTCTGTATTTCGAGTGCCAAGTCGAATCCTGGGAATGCCTGCTGAAGCTGTTCCGCATCCGCTTCCCATTCGGCATATTTCGCCTGCCTTGCCTGTTCTCTTCTGTACGCTTCGTCTATCTTCTGAAGTCTCTCGGAATCCGCTCTCAGTTTGAGCATCTCCTTGTAGTTTTGGATGTCGAGTCCTGCCCTCTCCGCTCCTGCCTGATAGAACGTATCGTCATTGGCTATAGCTTGCTTCAGTCCTTCGATGTCTCCGTGTTCAAGTCCGTAATTTTGGAACAGAGGCGATAGCGCATCGCTTATCTGATTTACTTGGCCCTGTAGATCAGCCTGCTCCTTCACACGATTCTGAATAGCACTTGAGACATTCTTGCCGTAGATATCGTGATACCTACCGCCCTTGCCGATCAATTCGGCAAACTCAGCTTCGAGATCCACCGCCTCTCCGCTGTTGTCAGAGCCTACCTGACTTCTTGACCTTTCATCGCCTTCGGACTTTCCGTATTGGATCTTTCTCACATCGTCTTGCGATGAACCCTGTCCGGCTTCTGTTCCGCCTTCTGCGCTTCCGCCTTCTCCGTCAAAGAGATGGAAGTCCATGCGGATATATTCTTCGTTTGAATACATGTTTAGTCCTTTCTTGCTGTTAACGAGTGCGACCCTGTTTGACTATATGGAGAGTATAAAAAAAGAGGCAGAGGACTTTCATCCCCCACCTCTGAACGCTCTTGTCTCAGGAGTCTGCGCTGTCATTTGACGGCCAATTGTCCGCAAGTGCCACAAGGATCTTTGTGATCGAATTGACATTTGCCGGAGCATCACTGCCTACAATAGCCTTGTACAGTTTCCTGAGTGCTTTTGTAATTGTCATGATAGCTTCCCCCTTTCTCAGTATATTCTGATGTAGTCCGGATTCTGCTCCGCTGCCTTGCGGATGACAGCATCGACAGTGCGGAATACCTCGATCGTAGGGTAATCTGCCTTGAACAGATCGATGCGGACATGCCCTTTGTTGTAGATCGTAGGCTCATGTCCTGCCCTGAAACATGCCTGTACAAGCACGTTGCTTAATGTTGACATGATCGTGCAGACATCATGATCGCCTGAGTGATTCAGACAATCGTACATGATATCGCCATTGTCATTGATCACCATCATCGCTTTCGTCATGACTCTGTTCCTTCGCTACCGCCTGCGCTGCTTGATGGCATCGGATGCCAATAGATCGTAAGTGTTGTCGGCATGCTTCCTGCATATGCGCTTATGTCTACGATAGATCCGCCATTGAGGAGGTAGTCATACTGAAGCACTCCTGACAAGTTCCATCCTGTCGCATAGGCTGTTGCCGTATTGCTTGTGATCGTAGCTCCGTTTGCTACAAAAGCCTCAGATGTCGCTCCAAGCCTGCCTGTGATCGAGCCTGCGCTGATGATTGACGCATCGATGATGTAATCCGCTGATGCATCCCCATTGGCAATCGCACTTGCAAGTTTGGAAAGATCCACTGAACCGAACGGAGCATTCGCCTTGCCGGATATGGTCTGCACGCTGTTCGGAGTATAGACCCAATTGTCCGCAAGCGAACTGAGGATCTTCGCCACATCGTTGCCCTTTGGATCTTCGCCTGTTACGGTCTTATGAAGTTTCTTCAGAGCTTTTGTTGGAGTATTGATAGTCATCTGCTTTCCCCTTTCCTTTATTGTTCTTTTTGTGGTAACTGTTTCAGCCATTCGTCTATCGTCATGGATTCCATCTGCATTCCTTCCATCACGCTCCTGCCTCTGATCCCTTGCGAGATCTGCATCTTCTGCTGTACAGGGACCTTGACCCATGTCTCCTCATACTTCCGATAGTATTCCGCAAAACGCTTCTCTGTCGCATCACGATATTCCTTGTTTTCCTGGTTGATCCATTCCGGTTTATTCATCGTGTAGTACGCATCAAAGATCATCACGATGACATAGAATATCCCCTTCTCGACCGCACCCTTCTCGACAAGAGTCTCGATGAGCGCATCGTTTGAGTCTATCATGTTGTTGTACGTTTTGAGGATGTACTTCGGATCGTGCCGACAGACCGAATCGTCTCGCCACTTCCACAAGTAAAATGGCATTGGGCTGTACTTGACATTGGTACTGAGCGATTGGCAGAGGATGTTGAAATAGCTGTCCTCATGGATGGTGAGTTTGTCATTCCATCTGATGCCCTTATCGATGAGATACTGCCGTCTGTGGACTTTGCCGTGTACGAACGTGCTGTCCATCTCATGATTGGTGTATATCGGCTCTCTCGTCTGCGGATGTCTCGTTTCCTCTGTGAAGCATGAGACGAGGCTGTCGAAACCCTTGTCGATTTCCTGCATGATGATGTACAGACCACAAGCGTGAAGGAACATGTCATCAGCATCTGCGAATTGTACATAGTCAGCCGTAGCGTAATCCAAGCAAGCATTTCGTGTTCCGCTGACTCCACGATGTGGCTCTTTGTGGTAATCAATCTTGAATGGATAGCTATTCAGAAGTTCATCGCTCAAGAACACATCGCTTCCGTCATTGCATATGATGACACCCACCTCGCTGAAGTCCACTGTCTGTTGAATCGCTATCGAGTCGAGCAGAGGCTTCACGATTTCGTCAGTTTCCTTGTACTGCGGAATCAGTATCTGTAGTTTCATAAGCACCCCCTACCTTGCCTACTCCACAATCGCTGTTATCCTGTCTGCGTATGCGCTCCAATTGTTTGCCGTCTTGTAATCGCTGACAAGCGATGCAGGGACGTAGATGCTTCCAAAATGCCCAAGATAGGTACTCACGGACATAGGTGTGCTTGTAAACACATTAGCTTTTAATGCAGCTACCGTTGACGCTCTGAAGTATATGGATTCGAGTGCATTACAATTCTGGAACGCATAGCTACCTATCGAAGTCACAGCAGGGAAATCTACTGTCGTGAGGCTGTAGCAATTCTGGAACGCATTGCTACCTATCGTAGTCGCAGCAGGGAAATCTACTGTCGTGAGGTTGGAGCAATAAGCGAACGCATTGGTACCTATCGTAGTCGCAGCAGGGAAATCTACTGTCGTGAGGTTGGCGCAATAAGAGAACGCATTGCTACCTATCGAAGTCGCTGATGGGAAGTTCGCTCCAACCATATTCCACCTTCTGAAAGCATATTCCGATATTGCTGACGCATTGCCCATAACTGTACCGCTGAAAGTATGCATGGCAACCTCGTCAAAAGTCAGGTCACCACCACCGCCACCGCCTGACACGCTGACTGTCACCTGATTGAAACCGCTGACAGAACCGCTCGGTACATAAGTGCCGTTCTCGGTTATGGTAATAGCTTCCATGAATGCACTCGGAACAGCAACGTGTGCCGATGCGAATGAAGTCACATCGTAGTCTCCGTTCGCCTCAATATTCTTCGTACCACTCGGAGTGATGCCTGTCGGTACAGATACGTTTGCCGATGCGTATGAGCCGACATCATATGCTCCGTTGTTCACGATGTTGATAGTGCCTGTCGGAGTGATTCCGCTTGTCGGCACACTGACTGTGACTGGCGAGTATGCCTTGCCTGATGCGGAATATGTTCCGTTCGCAACTACGTTCAATGGCTCGACATCTACATCTCCGCCACCGCCTTCTTCACCCTTGACGAGCTTGGCTGATAAAATCAGTTTGTACAGATCCATTTGATCACCGCCCTTCTACATCTCTCTCCACTGAGTATTCTCCGCATCGAACATGTAATACTTCTTCGTGTCCATAACGTAACAGATCGTGCCGTTCGGAACCTTCGTTGGTTTCGTGTCTGTTGACAGGCACACATAAAACTTCTCGGATCTTCCGGTTACTGATAACATTGTCGTGTCTCCTTTCTACATGTGATTCCCTTTGACGGCATTGACCGCTCTCCTTCTCGCTCCGGCAGGAGCCATCTTCCTTCTCGACTTGGCAGCGGACGATGTCGCTCTCCTCTTCCTCGCTGTTGTCTTCTGCGCAGCATTGCCTCTGATCGAACTTGCTGTCTCGTTGTACTTAGCCATTGCTGTTGTCTCCTTTCACTAACTCGGATTCGTGCTGTTGGCTACCCTGACTCTCATCTTGGCAGCCTGCGAATTGTCACCGCCTGCTGTAGCTCTCGCAGCTCTCTCTTCAGGCGTGCCGTCTTCCTTTGGCTGTGGTCCTGAAGGACCGCCACCGCCCTGTGCCATCATCATTGACGGATCGAACAGTCCTGCCTGCATAGCCATCTGACCAAAGGCAGGATCTATCATCGCCTGATTCTGTATCAACTGCATCGCAGCCTGGAACTGCTGAAGCATCGTGCTGTTCTGCTCTATCTGCTGACGGATCTTGTCCTTGCCGTCAAAGTCCATCATTTCGAGGCAGACAAGCGCAGGAACCGCTCTCTCAGGCTCGAACATTCCCATCGAGTATAATTCCTTTGCAGTCTCGTTCT